AAGTGACGTAAGTTCAATGGCGTATCCTACAGATGCAGGAGAAGTACTTGAAGTTTATAGTAAAAATCCTAAAGCTACCACTATTGGCAAGTCTATTGGTTTTGTACTACATGATGACGGTACTGACAGTGATACTAATTCTGGTAGGTCAGTGGTTGTATACACTACTACGTCACCTTTATTTATGGAGTACCGGACAGTTTCGCCAGAATTAAAAGGCGATGTTTACAAAAGTACTACTGATTACGGTGTAGGAGATCAAGCGTACTACACAGGCACGGGTTGTTTTTATGAAATGACTACAGATGCTAGTGCAGGAACACATCCAGCGAATGATGCTGGCGTAACAAATGGCAATTGGAAAAAAATTGCTATGCCAAAAATTTTTGAACCATATTTAATCCGTGGTGTTTTTTCGGATTACTTGCGATCTAATGGACAATTAGAACTTGCTAGTATTGAAGATAGAAATGCTGAAGGAATGTTAGGTATCGAAGCAGATAAGTTATACCGCCAACAAGGTCAGGTCAGACGAACATCTGTTATAGGCTACTGATTTTTGGTCATGGATAAACAAAAAATAAAAGAGGCACTAGACATTCTATATGTTGCTAGTGGTAATGCACAATTAAATAGACAACAGCATGAAGTTGTAACAAATGCTGCTCGCACAATCATGCAAGAGTGTGGGCTAGAAGAACAACCAAACGGTTCTCAAGAAGTACTTGAACCAGAAGTTGTAGAAGATAAATGACAGATGGCAAATAACGTAAACATAACGGGTTCAGTTTCAGTTGCGGAATCAACTGTAAATACTACTAGACCTACAAACATAGCTAGACGAAAAGCTATTATTAACGCTGGAGGTGCGGCTGGAACAGTTTCTTTTGACGGTTCTGGCACAATTGCAATTGCGTCAGGCGGCACATTTACAATAGATAATTACCAAGGGCCAATTACGGTTACGGGTACTGCTTGTAAAATATTGGAATTTACTTGATGAATGTGGACGATATCAAAGTAGCAATTGCAAGTACAACAGGGTTAGGCAACTGGCTTTTTGATATCGACATGATATTGAAAGTAGGTATCAGTATAGCTACTTTAATTTATATTGTTCTGAAAATAAGAGCATTACTAACTAAAGATTAATTTGAAACTTTTTGTAAATAGCAGTAAGCTATTAACAAAATAAAAACTGTAAATAAACATATGTTAAAAAGTAAAACTTTTTGGACAGGAGTGACCGGAGTAATCGGCGCATTAGCTGGTTTCTTAACGGGTGAATTAGAACTTGGTGCGGCAATTAACGTAGGAATCACTTCGCTTCTTGCAATATTTGTTCGTCACGGCGTGTCTAAAGTAGAAAAAAAGGTTTAACACCGATGGGAGGAATCCTAACGGCTATAATAGCCTTGTGCAAAGCCGTCCCAGTTTTGGAGCGGCTTTTTTTAGGTGTTGCGAGTGGTATAAAAGAAGCAAGAGCGAAAGCTAGATATGATGAAAAATTGGACACTATTGATGATGCTGTTGCTAACGCTCGCGCTGATTGGTTCGGGATGTCAGATGACGAAATTGAACGGAGTGGAACAACTAACGAATCATCCACAGTTTCAGAAAGCGGCAGTAGCAGCACCAAACTTCACGAAAGCAGCACTGAAAAAAGTAGCTGAATTAGAATACAAAATTGAAAGACGCTAGATGTCAATTCCACAACAACTTTCTGATGGTGACGCTAGTTTTGTTGGCGTAAATAATCGTCTTGATCCGAGTCAATTGCCGCCGGGTTATGTTTCGGATGCAGCTAATGTTAGGTTTAGTTCTGGTGTAGCTGAAACTAGAAAAGGCATTAGGTTGATGCGTTTCGGTAATATAAACAATACTGGAGTAGAGGTTACTTCTACGCATACATCAACTTGGACTAGTGGCAATGCAACTATTACAGATACTAGTACTGTTAAAAAATCTTCTGATATTGGATTTTATCCCTACAACGATGTTAAAGGCGTTGGTAAATTTCGAGATCCTAATGGAGCTAATTGGTTATTGATTGCGACAAAAGATAAAGCATATGGGATTTTAGAAGCTAGTATGTCTGGAGGGACTAGGGAAATTAAAGATAGTTCTGATAGTTCTGTTACTAATAGTAACCCAGTTGTTTTTGTTCAATGTTTTAACAACGTTGTTATGTTTAGAGGAGACGATGTTACTCCGTTAGTTTTAAAAGACATCGACGATGGCTGGGAATCTATTCAGCAAGAAGACAACGAAGAAGAATTAGATGAGAATGAAAAAGACGGTACAGAAGTAATTCCTAACGCTTCTACGGGTTTGTTTTTTCAGAACCGTTTAATGATTCCGCATAAACGAGATTTAGTTGCTGTTTCAGACTACCTTAATTACACCCGCTACCAACCCGTTATGGCTAATTTTAGAATTAATAAAGGTAGCGAAGACGAATTAGTTGCATTGTGGAAATACGACGAAAACACTTTGCTATGCTTTAAACAAGCAAGCGTGTATGCCGTTAGGAATTTAGTAGGTAATTTAACAGATGCTTATTTAGACGAAATTACTCGCGATTACGGAGTCGTGTCAGACAAAGCTATTGCTACTGTTGGTAGAGATATATGGTTTCTAAGCGATCAACGTGGAGTAGTTAGTCTTTCGTTGAGCCAATCTGGTAAAATGCAAGGGCAAGACATTCCAATTAGCGATCCAATTAAAGGATATATAGACCGAATAAATTGGAACTACGCTAGTAAAGCAGTTGCTATGTACCACGGGAACCGTTTTTACTTAGCTGTCCCTTTAGATAGTTCTACTGTTAACTCTGCAATAATTGTTTACGATTTTAGGAATCAAGCGTGGAGTGGTATAGATACTAGTGCAGCAATAACAGGGTTAAAAGATTTTGTTACTTACACTTATCAAGGTGCTAAACGGTTATTTTTTGTAACTGACAAATTTTTATACCTTTACGATGACAATACTTTTTGTAGTGACACCGATGACGTAGTTGCCACAGGAACAGATGGTAGTGGTAATTTTACGCCTTCAGATGCAAATGGAAGAAACACTACTCCTAATAATGTTGCTTCTCAAATTACAACTAGAGGATATAAATGCAACACAGAGCAAAGGAAACAATTCCGTGAACTTGCTGTAGATTTTAAAACAAACAATGTAGTGCTGGGAAGTATATCCGCAACAGGCATTACAGATGGAGTAAAAGAAGAAACTATTTTATTTAATAAAAGCTTTTCAAGAACTAAGTACACTCGACCTTTTGACAAAGACGATTACGTCATAACTAATGCGGGTGATGATTATTTAGTTCCTTACAGAGAAGATTATTCGTTAGCTTTAGGATCGTCGGATTCTATTTTACCTAAAACTAATGGGTTTGACCCTGACTTACGTCAAGAATCCAAACATAAAACTGCCTTCACTAAAGAAGGAAGGCACATTCGATTTAAAATTTCTTGTTCCAGTGGGAGCATGGAAATAACCACTTTAGCTACGGCTGGAGGATTTAGCAATTTAACACACCCAGATAAACGATGAGTGATTTTACCTTAAACGTAACCGCGTCTGAACCTTTTGCAGACAACGCCCCTATAACTCGCGCAATGTTGCGTAATGCGTCTGTGCCTATTGTAACCGCCACTGGTTCTGTAGGTTCTGAATTTATACAAAGTGGTGCAATTACAAATGCTAAAGTTAGTGCTACGGCAAGTGAAGCAATTGCACATACTAAAATTGCTGTGCCAGAAGGCAGTCTAGTTATAGGCGGCACTAATAATATAGGATCTGAATTAGAACCAACAAGCAATCTAGCTGGAAATGGTGTAGATGGTAATGTCAAATTGTTAGCAGACACAGGAACAAAGTACGAAGCCCTTGTCACAAGTCTTTCTAGCACAGGAGGTCATGTAGGAGTTCAAAAACATACTGAAAATAATGTTAACACTTTAAAATTAGTATTGAACACTGGAGTTATTACCGCAGCGCACGTTAGTACCACAGGGTTTTACGACGGTAATTCTATCACTAAAAACGGTTCTTCTGGTAAATTAGAAATTGCAGATGGAGGAATTCACCATCAAAAACTATACCCATATAAAAATGCTGCTGGCACTCAAATGCCGGGATTTTTAGTGTATGGAGCTTCTGGAGCAGCAACAGTTTTAGAGGCAAAAACTGACCCATGTATTCCAGTTACGGTTTCTGCGTCAGGAACTCCTGTTACTAAAGTTTATAAAAAATATATTAATTTAGGTAAATTTGACCATACAATTGGTAATGTTTCACAAAACGGGTCAGGCTGGATTAGAGGTTTACACGGAATAGGAACTGGTTCAACTGTGCCTACTCATGTGTCTGTTATATTAGCTTGCACTAATGGTTCAAACACACATGGGTATACTTCGGGAGACAGGATTTATGTAGGAGGCCGAGGAGATCATCTGAATGGAGGCATAACTCCTTTTGCTGATGGACATTATGTCGGTATTTTTATTCACGATAGCACACACATTGAAATACCAAAAAAATACGGAGGAGATAGTCCTGATTCTTCAACTCATTCTGGGAATGGTGAGGTAGCAGTTGAATGGAGTTCTGTAGAACAAGATTTTGACGTAATAGCAGTTGTAAGTGAATAATGGCTCAAAGTTCCATAACGCCTTTGTCAATTACTGATAGTAAAATCAGTAATCGTGCAAAGATTGATCCTAAAAAATTAGCACCCGGTAAAACAGGGCAAGTTTTAATTGCAGGAGAAGATGGAAAGTTTGTTGCTGGCGATTTACCTAGTACGACAACAGTTGTAGCTTCTGAAGAAGAAGTGTTGCCACCTAATTCTGTAAAAATTGGCCCAAGTTCGTATTATCATAGCGGCAACAATACCACTAAAAAAGTAGGAACAGGGCCAGAAGATATTCCACAACGCGATTCTTCAGGAAATTTAAAAGCTGAAACAGCGGATCAAGCGACGAATGCGACGAATGCCGATAAATTAGATAACCAAGACGGTACTTACTACACAAATACAGACAATCAAACTTCTGGAACAACTACAACTACTAACGGATTAAATGGATTGACTTTCACAACTCAAACTAAACCGTTTAAAGAAGTTATAGCAAATTTTCCATATCAATATAACGGAACAGGGTATGGAGGAACTAGCTTTGTTATTGACCATAATCTTGGGTACATACCTACCGTTAAATGTTATAAACCACAAAGCAATGACGTTTTTGAAGAGATAGAATTAGATGTAGAATCTACGACAATAGTTACTACGGTAAGATTTAATTATATAAACCACGACGTAAGAGTAGTTTTACGATAATGGCTGAGAAAAAAATATACACAGACCATGCGTTTCAGCAGAGTTCTAAAATAAAATTGCACAATGAAAGCAGTTTACCGTCCGTTTCTGATGGAGCCATAGTATATGATGGAGATTTAAGAGTATCTGATAATTCAGAATGGAAACGAGTTGTCGCTGGAACAGTAGATGCAGACGGGCAAACAATAATAGAATGTGAGGAGTTTAACTAATGGCAAATGTTTTAAAGATTAAGAAAAATTCTACTTGGAATAGTAATAGTAACCCTAGTAATTCAGATGTAGTTTATGGTGAGTTAGCATGGGCTAACGGAACTAAGCGTTTATATATTGGAAGACAGTCAACGCAGGGTGGTGCTGTTACAGCAACCCGTATTGGTGGTGAGGTTGGTTAGCTAACGACCAGATTGTTAAATTAGATGAAGCGTGTAGTTCTGGTGAAATAGCAGTTTTTGGGTCAACAGGGCTAACTGGAAGAACAGTTACAGAATTTAAAAGTGACCTTGTGTTGGGTACAACTTCTGCTGCTAATTTTGCAAGTGTTACAACAACAGGAGACAATACAGTAGGGGCGAACCTTGCTGTTACTGGTAATATAACAGTAACTGGAAACCTTCAAGTTAACGGCACTACAACTACTATAAATTCCACTACATTGACGGTGGATGATAAAGATTTAGTCTTAGGTAGTGTAGCAAACCCAAGTGACTCTACAGCAAATGACGGGGGTATAATTTTAAAAGGTGCTAACGATAAAAAACTTACTTATTCCTCAACAGGAGATAAATGGGTTTTTAACAAAGCGTTAGATGTAGGAGGAAGTTTAGATGTAGCCGGAAACATCGTTGTGTCTGGCACAGTTGACGGACGAGATGTTGCCGCTGATGGAACTAAATTAAATGGGATTGCTGATAATGCGAATAACTTTGCAATGACTGTTAGCCATGATGCAGGAACTGCCGCTGCGTTTAATAGTGGAGATACTTTAAATATAACAGGGGGTTCTGGAATAACTGTTACCAGATCAGCTAGTAGTTACACCCTTGTAATAGATACATCTTCAGTATGCACTATAGATGCAACTCAGATTTTAACAAACAAGACAATAGACGGCGGCACATTCTAGTTAAATGGCTAACACCATAAAAATTAAACGACGAGTAGGCGGGTCAGGCTCGCTAGGTGCTTTAGAAGTCGGTGAACTTGGTGTTAACATTGATGACAACAATAAGCTTTATGTTGGCACTTCCGCTGGTAACAAACTAACTGCACTACCAACTTCTGGCGGCACACTTAGTGGCACTTTAACATTTGCCGCTGGATCATCAGGTACTTTAGCTAAACGAACTGGGTATGATGATTTTATTGGATACAATGCTAGTTACGGTTCATACATTGGAGGGGGTGCAGGAAATGCTGCTCGTTATTTAGCTGCTGGAGGTAGCTTTTATGACGGTAGTACTTGGCGTACCTTGTACCACACTGGTAATTTACCTCAATACCTCTCCCAATCTGGTGGCACACTTAGTGGTACTTTAACTATCGGTGGAACAATCGCGTCAACTAGCGACTTCATAATAGACTCCGCTGATGGAATTGTTTTAGACGCTGGTGGCGATACTATTAGTCTTAAAGATGATGGAGTTAGATTTGGGATTCTACAAAACTCCTCAAGCAACTTTGTTATTCAGAACCCTATTGATGACAAAGACATTCTATTTAAGATCAAAGATGGTGGGACTACAAAAACCGCTCTGACCTTGGACGGATCAGATAACGGTAACGCCACATTTACGGGCAACCTAACCACTTCAGGAACAGTAACCTCAACTGGTCTTAGTGTTGCTGGTTCATCCAGTTTTCAAGGGGCAGCTTTTACTGCTGCAATAACTACATCTAGCACTGTTTCAATATCATCAGGTACTAACAAGTTACTTGTATTAAACCCTGCTATTAGCGTTGGAGGATCACTGACCTCAATAGCATTCCAAAGAGGCGGCACAGATAAGTGGCGGGTATTTCAATATGAAGCTGATTCTAAATTAAGTTTTTACAACGACATTAGTTCCTTGCATCAGTTTGCTTTAAATAGCGATGGCAGTTGTACTTTTGGTGGAGCAGTAACCGCAAGTGGAACAGGACATCTTTTTGGAAAACTTAATGTAGGCTCGGTTAATAACAGTTTTGATTTTTATAACAATGGAACGTCTTATTTTAACGGAGCCGTTACAGTTGATGACACCCTAACCGTAAACAACAATTTAACGGTAGCTGGAAGCTGCACACTTGCTGCTCTCTCTGGAACCACTGCTGGATTTAGTGGTACATTAACTGTAAACAAAAGCGTAGGCAACGGTCAGCCCACAGACTCGTCCTCTAGTATTTATCTTAACGACCAATCTTCTCTTGCTGCTGGCATTGGTGGTTCAATAGTTTTTGGAGGAAGATATTCTACAAACAATTTCCTTGGCGGTGGGCCATATATTAGAGGCGTAAAAATAAATGCA